ACAGAACTAAAAATTCTGCTGCTAAATAGTTTACCTCACCGACAAGAATACTTGCATACGCTCTCATGTCGGTAACTCTGAGATCGAACGCCCTGCCGCCAAGTGTCTTATCTGATTCTAACGCAAGTTTAATACTGCTTGACCCGGTGCTTGCGCAGAAGGCATCTATGGCATTTTGAGCAGACCTTTCAGCTACGCGACCAACAAGAACTACAACCGTAAAAGTATAGGTTTGCATTCCCCTGCCAAAGGTATCGTCATAAGCAATTGAGTCTGGTTGAATAATGGCAATAGGTGGGTTTGGATTGTCCGGCATAAGCGCGGCTGTTCGTAGTCCTGTAATAGTTGCAAGGTTAGTTGCTAACCCTGTACGAAGTTCAGATAGTAAAGCCATTAGGCAAAGCCACGCATTCTGCGATACGGGGCAATCAACTGCGCAACGTCTGGGTCAATGTCACGAGTTACGGAAATGGCCCCTAAATCTCCAAAGCCTGCAACCCCCAGCGGACTGTCGAGCCGTTTAAAAATTCTGCTTGCTTGAATGATGCACGCTTGAGTAATTGCAATTGGAACAGCTGCCCAACCAAATACGGCTGTTAGTTTTACCAATGCTTGTTCCGCTTCTACCGGAAACAGGTAGTTTTCAACAGCGCGAATTCGTGTGTAAGGAACAGCAAGCCCATCTACGTTTCCGTTGAGTGGTTCTAGTTGATAATCAACAACTGACCAAGTGGTATCAAATACACCATCACCAGCAGCTGAAGTTTGTAAAGTTATGGCTGTACTAGAAACGTCATCTATCTGAGTAATAAAAGAATCTTCTGCTGCGTAGTAACGGGTAGCAGTACCAGATGAATAGAAGTAACGCCCGGCATGACCGTCAATAGCGCGTGATGCAGACTCAACTGCCATTTCAAGTAACGTATCGTCTACGCTGTCAGAAATGCGTAACGCTGCTTTAACCTGTGCAAGCGTGGCATAGCCATTTGTGATAGCCAAAATAAACTCCTAAAGTCTAGTTAATTCTACTTGACTGATCTGCTAGGTACTTTGAAACCGTAGCCCTTGCCAATGAGTCACTTGGAACTGTGTGACCTGCGTAAGCGTAATCAACATCAATGTTAAGAGTGCAGTCATAGGTTGCACCTGATACTGCCGTACCAACCCAGAAGCACCAGTCATCGTAAGGCGCAATTCTTTGATCAAACGGGTTACGTTCCCAAAGCCATCTACGAACTGGTGAACCGCAGGTGATCATGTTGGCGTGCAGGCTTTGAACCTGTTCGTTAGTTACGTTTGCAGGTGTCCAGATTTGCCCGGTGTCGTATTGGAAACCCAAAGCCAGAACGTCAGCTGCGCAGGTATCTATTTTGTCTAAGGCGTGTGGTCGGTATCTATCGTCAATGCCAACCCATGAAACCCAATCAGTCTGGCAATTCTCAAAGGCTAGGTTCATCATGTCGCTAAAGGCAAAGTCATCAAACCAATCAATGACGGTAATGCCTTCTAAATCTAAATCAGTTCTGTCTATCTCATGGAACAGAACTAAAACTACTTTGTCAGGTTTACGGTTTAGTAATCTAACGGATTCTATAAAGCCCGGTATGTCTTGTGGGTATCCGTGACAGATACTAACTACTCCTACTGTTGTACGAGTTTCCAGAATGTGTCACCTGCTTTATCTATCATGTGACGTAAGGCATCCGCATCTTGCCAATCCTCAACGCTAGTTATTCCTACGTTGTCGTTGGTATGAATCCTGCAACCTGAAAGAACGGCTTCCATAACTGCGCGACACTCTGATTCAAACGCCAACGGTAAATGCACAAACCATTCACACCTTGCCATTGCATCTAGGACTTGATCACGCGGTACGTTGCTAAGTGCCTTGAACTCATAACCTGCTTGTGCTGCCCATAGTTCTGCGTTCAGTTTCCCTTTGAGTGGATGTTCACGCGCTGCCCATAATGCGAACGGTTGCTTGTCCATGTGGTCATAACAATTGTTGGTATTGAAGTAGCTGAGAACCTGCGCCGTCTTGCGTGGCTTAGACCATGCCAATTCCCTAGCCATGTGTGCCGGGGTATGGGTTACGAATAACCGACTGCCAGAAATCAAGGCATCAAGGCTTGCGCGTGGTGTTTGCAGATGATGAACAAATACGAACGGGTCATGCTCACTTAGTTGAGTTAGTTGCTGGTCAGAGAACGCATCTGTACCAGTTACAACTACGGAATCGAATTGGTGTATGTCATGTGTATCGAATGTGTATGGGGTGACAATCTCTATGTCAAAACCCAAAGGTGCTTGTAGCTGGTATTCGTAGTCTGACATTTCTGCCCCACCTGCAAACTGCCCCGTGAATAGCCCTGACAGGCTCTCAGACGAAGCGTGAGCCACGTTCGTAGTGTTTTGGGTGTGATGTGTGTACCAGCCTATTTTCATGGCGTAGGGCGTTCTGTGCCTTTTGCCCCCAAAACCCGTAAAGCAGGTTTCCAGTATTTCTCAAAGACGGTGTCGGCGTTATACGCCTTAGCAAAGTCCTGCGCCTTCTTTGAGCGACCTTGACCACGTTGATACGCCTGTTCTAGGGCATCTACTATTGCAGGCACGCTAGGAGTATTGAACCAACTCGCTTGAGGTGCATCCCATAAAGGCTGACCGTCTACTAACCAACCGTCACCCATCAACTCAGTTGAAGCTGCAAAGTCAGAAACGATTACTGGCGTGCCACAGGCTTGAGCTTCGATAGTTGGAATGCCAAAGCCTTCACCGTAAGAAGTTGCAAGCAATACATCCATAGCCGTATAAATTGTTGCTAATGCTTCTTGACTGATTCCGTTTCTAAGAACGTATGAATCAACGAATGCGTACTGATGTTCCTTGATGCCACAAGACGTAATCAGTTCCTGTAACTTAATGCCACCTAAGGAACCGCTTGAGTCTGTGTGTAAGTAAAGAACTACGTCATCGTGCATCTGTGCAAACATGGAGAACGCAAGAATGTTTTCACCGAATGCTTTTCTGTTAGGGCTTACGCCTTTATTAGCCGCGTTCATTCCAACAACAAACTTATCTTCAGCAACTCCTATGTAGTCCCTGCCCGTAATCCCCTTGTGGCGTTTCATCGGCTTAAATACAGATTCAATTGCGTGCGGTATGTACATAGATTCAATACCTACGTTCTCTAACATCGCCTGCCCGTACTGGCTCATGGCTAACGGTGTGACGAAAGGTTGCCTGCACCAATTTGCAACTAACGGCGGTGCTGGTAGGTGATCTATTGGAACCCAACTAGCAACGTTCCAGTCTGCCCATCTAGGGCCTTTGAATACCCAAGTGTCATACAGGGTAATTAGAATGTGATTCTGTTTAGGGTTACGTTCAGTCCAATTAAACATATGCGCAGGCACAACATCATTTGAATACAAGTCTGCGCCACGCTGATAAATCGGTAGCCCGTTCCATTCGGTATTTGCACCTTCAAGACCGTAGTTGTTAAAGATGGCTACGTTGTTGCCCATTGCTTTCATGCGGCTAGTTGCTTGCGCTGTTTGTTGTCCATATCCCGTGGTCGCCCAAGGAGCGTTAGAAACCCAACCGATACATAAAGAATCTTGCACAGGTAATCCTTTGTTTGTAGATGCTAGAAACTTATCTTAAAGTCTGCCAAAATAAAAGCAGAACCCCACCAAGGCCTGCGCTCCCGGTGGGGTTCTACGTTTTGGGGTGTTACTAGCTTGCGCCACCTGCAAAGTACTTCACATGGGAAGTCTGAATTAGGTTGCCGTCCACGCGCATTGTTGCTCTGAACGTGATTAAGTCGTTCTGGAATGCGTAATCATCGGAACGATCTAAACGCAGTCCACCAACTTGGCGAACGTAGTAACTTGGTAGGTTTCCAAAGATGACTGACTTAGCTGAAGTTGCTGGGTCTGCCATAGCTGGGTTTTCGTAAACTTCGTAGCCAAGAACTAGGTCACGCTTGTCTGCGGATAGTGCTGGCGAGAAGATGTAGTTACCTGCGGTATCTTTCAATTTTCTGACTGCCGCGATGCTCTTTGAATTCATCTGGAAGCCCGTTCCCGCAAGGGTACGACCTGCTGTATCAACGCTGTAAACCAAGTCAATTAGGTTGTCTGCGGTGAATGCACCAGATACTGCGGTTGAACCAGTGATACCTGAACCAGCAGCAGTAACGATACCTGTTGGCT